CCAGTTTCGACAAGTATCACATTTTTATTTTGTGTTTTAGCTGCCACTCTTTCTGGAGATAGTTTTTTCCATTTAGGTCCACCATCAGCTTGTTGACCACCGACTCTAAAGTAGCCTTCCATTTTTTGTTTGAGTGCATTGGTGATTTGAGTATTAGATGATCTGTTAGGTGTAAACTCAGTTTTTATAACACCAAGTAGCTGTTGAAACTCTTTTGTGTCGATTTTAATATCAATTGCATACATTAGTAAAGTGCTGGATTATAGTCCTCATTATCTACAGCATCTAATTCATCATCTAGCCTATCAGAATCGATTTGCTGTAATGATGGATTAAGCATAGTGAATGTAGGATTGTAATTCATTGTATTGCTAAAGATTGTATCACCAGAGTTATAAGGTATAAGTTCTAGCGAAGATGTAAATAATCCAATGTCTCCTGAATTTATTTTGGTTAGGTAGTCCATTACTGATTCTGCTCTTTGTGCTACCCAACTGTTTTCTGATCCTACTTCTTGAGTAAAGAATCTTTGAAGTATTTTTACAAGAGAATACTCAGTAGACAGCGATTCAATTATTGGTGGTGTAGAGCTAAAAGGCAATGTGTAGCCATTTACCAAGTGTCCATTTATTTCATTTTCTGCTTGGTCAATAAAAAAACTAATCTGTGAAGATGTAACTGTGCTTAAACTTCCAACTCTTGGATATAAATCATAAACATTATCTACTGTTGTATATCTGGGCATACTGTATTATATATTAATTAAATGATTATTAAAAGTAAACATTCACGATTGCCAAAAATAATACCACCTACCCTTTTCTCCAAAAGGAGTAGTACATTTTGAGAGTTAAGTACCGACATGTCAGCATCCATTGGCTAGATGCTCAGTCCTCATGTGAATGGAAGCACTTAGATGAAATAGAAGATCAACAACTAGCCCTCTGCATATCAGTCGGCTACCTAGTCCATGAAACCAAAGAAGCCCTAACCCTCGCTACAGATTTCGCCTCATCCGATAGACTAGAGATAGACAGTATAGGAAATACCATAGTCATACCTAGAAGCTGTATAGTTAAACTAATAGAAAACGAATTAATAAAGTCAAATACTTGAGTAGGTCAAAACCTCACTTTCTGTTCTAAATACCCTATTTTTACTGAATTAGACAAAAATAATATGGGGAGCAATTTATTGTTATAGTAGTATAGGATGTTGACAACTTTTGATTATGGCATATATAAAATAAACTAATTTAAGCCGTTTTAAGCCCTTATAATTAATTAATGAGTATAAAGTATCATATTTTTTAATAAATGCTCTTAAATGCTTTTAAAATGTCTTACAAGTGTATATTAAAGGGTAAGGGATGGGATTATATGATATATATGTCTAATCTATCTGTTTACTTATTTAATAATCTAATATTTAAAGATAGTTATATAATTATTCTTTTATTCTTTCCTTATACTGTTTATTTACTTTCTTTTACTTTGTTAATGTGTGGGCGGTTTTTTTTTATAATTTGCCGACATATTGGCAATAAAAAAATTTACTATAAATTTATTAAATATGTTGACATAAATAATAATTCCATGATACAATGATAGAGAAAGATTATTAATAAATATTAATCTTCAAGGTGGTTACAATGAGAAAAGGAAATTATTTTAACTTTGATAATGCCAAAACTTCTAAAGGCTTATCATTAGGTTACAGAACGGCTATTTTATATATGACACCATCAAGGCATGAGATCAACGGCAAAGTCGTTAACAGTTGCACAATGAGTAATAAAGCATGTGAGACTTTATGCCTTGCTAAGTCTGGACATGGCATGAAGCCAATAGTAAAAAATGCTAGATTGGAAAGAAGCAAAATGTATTATGAAAATAATGATTTATTTTTAAAAGACATTGAAAGGGAAATTAACAATCATATTAAATATTCAGCAAAGAAAAATTTGATTCCAGTTGTTAGAATGAACGGTACAACAGATTTAAATTTCTTTAACATTGTTAAGAAGTTTCCTAATATAATATTTTATGAATATACTAAAAATATTGAGATGGCATTGAATCCAGACAAGCCGGAAAACTTACATTATACTTTTTCATATTCTGGCACTAATTTTTTAGATTGCTTGAAAGCTTTAGAAAATAACATTAATGTTGCTATGGTTTTTGAAAGAAATTTAAAAAAACCATTAACATTATTGGGCTATGAATTAATTGATGGTAATAGCCATGATTTAAGATTTCTAGATGATAAGGGCAAAATTGTTGCTTTAGATTTTAAAGCAATGATGCCAAAAGAAGCAACGGAAAAAATACCAAGTCTTAAAAGATTCGGTTTTTTAATTGGTAAAGATGAAATTAAGAAACTAGAATCTAAAAAAGAAATTTACGATAAAAATAAAAATATAGAGGTGGCAATATGAATATAAAGTTAATTGATCAATTTTGTCAATCATTATTGATTGATCAATTTTGTCAATATAATATAAAATTAAAAAAGGTGGTGTTAATATGATACAAGATTATCAAAAGCAATGGATACAAAACATTGTTAACAATAACATTGAAAAATTATCTGTTACAGATATTTCAATGATTAAATATTATTACGGGTTTTATAATAATTTAGATTCAGATCTCACGGGTTTATTTATTGCCCGTATTGATGAGATTTTAAAAGAAAAAAATATTCTACAGGTGGTGGAAAGATGAGAAAACACAAAATAACGGCAAAAGTAACAGGTTTAAAAAGGTTAAATAATAGTAAAAATGGAAACCCTAATTATATTATTTATACAGATAACGGAGTTACTAGAACTAGAAAGGATTCAATGCTAAATTATAAAATTTCTTATAATATGCACAATGAAACTTACAAGTTTTATATTACAGAATATAAAAATGGTAAAACCTATTTAGATAATTTTGAAGAGGTGGCAAGATGAGAAAAAAAACTTATAGAGCAAAAATTACTTTATTTATTGAAATAGATATAAATAAATCTTTACCAAATTTTGAAAATAAAGGTTCTGATTCTTTTGAGTTGAATGAATGGTTTAATTATTTTAAAGAAAATGAAAATCAAAATTTAACCAATCTTTTAAAAGATTATAATGTAGAACTTGATAATATAGACTTTGGTTTTTTCCATCCGTCACAATTCACTTAATGCCTTTTAGATTAACCACCTAAAAGACAAGCCCGTTTTATACGGGCTTTTTTTTTGTCTAAATATTGCCATTGATCCTCTATTGTTTATTGTCTATTGCCTATTGTCTATTGTCTATTGTCTATTGTTGATCTTATATTGTCTATTGTCGGTTATATATTGTCGTTTATATATTGCCTATTGTCGTTTTAATATTGCCGATTTGTCGGCAAAAAACCTATGCTAAATCCTTCATACACTTTTTCAAATCGCTCTATGGCTCTTAAAATCGTTCAAATATTGTCGATTTGATTTGATATTGTCGATTTTAGATCTAAAAAATATTTTTAAATATTGCTTATAATATATTGACATAAATAATAATCATGTGGTACAATTTGGTATGGTTGTCGATTGTAATACAATCAAATTTATTTTAAGAGGTGTTTATTATGGATAAACAAGGATGGTTGCAAGACCGAAAAGAATTTTATTTAGAGTTAGGATCTTCTGAAGAGATGGCAGAACGACTAGCACAAAGGGATTATGATAACTATGAATTTATAGATGATCCTTCAGATTTAGAAGATTCAATAATTGAAGATAGGGGGTGTTTATAATGGGCTTTGATTTATATGGAAAGAATCCAAAGAATGCAAACGGAGAATACTTTAGGCAAAATGTTTGGGGGTGGAGACCTATTTGGGAATATGTTTGTTCACATCATTCTGATATTGTTGATACTGAAACACAAAAGCAAGGCAATTATAACAGCAGTTATATTGTCTCTGAAGATATTGCTACTAAATTGGGCAATGATATTCATATTGCCTTACAAGATGGAACAGTAGCAGAATTTGTTAATATGGTAAAAGAAAGGGTTGCGAAAGCTAAAGAACATAATGAAAAACTAGAGTTTCATTTTGAATTACTAAAGCTACAAGCAATTGAAATATCTGGAAATGAACATATTGTTCCTAGAGATTATCCAAACGGGTTAGATAAGCAATGGCAATTTCTATATAGTTTAAAAGATCGCTATGAAAACTATCCTACAGATGTAGAAGATATTGCTGAATTTCAAAGGTTTTGCCTTGATTCTGGGGGGTTTGAAATATCATGAGTGAAGTAAGTATAATGAATGATGAGTTTCATGAGTGGTTGGACAAATGCCCTGTGCAATGGTTTAGAATTGCAAATGGAAAACATTATAATGAAGATAAATCATACTATGAGGGAACATCTTATATGTTTCTTAAAGATGATGAGGAGGAAGAAACCAATGAGTAAAATATTTGTAGAAGATACATGGGGGATAGTCGAAACAAATTTAGAAGGTTATAAAGATTTAGACTTTAATTTATTTAAAGAAGATAATGAAGTATATATAACCTTTTATGGTAATAAAGATCAAAAGGTAAATATAAACGACTGTAAAGGACATTATAAGCTAGTAAAAATACATGGTGGCTCAGATGATTTTGAAGAGCCACTAGATTACAGAGAGGGAAGATAATGAGTGATTTTGATGAAAAAGATTTAAAACAAGTTAAAGAATGTCTTGAAGATTATGCTCTTGAATACTTGGGTAAACAAGGTTTGCTTGATTATTTTGTTGAGAAAGAAATGAATAATCTTGAATCAAGAGAAGAGTATATTAGAAGAGGTTGGATATTAGAAGAAGATTATGAATATGAAGAAATGGGGGGAAGGTAATGAGCAAGTATAAATATTGGAGTACAGATAAATTGCTTACATTGTTAAAAGAGTTAGAGTTGTCTGTTTCTGGTAGTCATTTAAAAGATTTATATTTAAAAGATCATGTAGAAAATATTCTATATCAAAGGTTGGTGAACAATGAAAGTTAAAGATTTAATAGAGCAATTAACAAGATATAACAAGATGGATGATGAGATTATTGTAGATTACATTGATCATGATGATGTGAATGGATGGTTTGAAGATTCATTTACTGATGATGAATGGAAAAAATTTGTTATCGAATCTGAAAAAGCTAATATGTCAAATTTAGATAGTGATCTTCTATACTATATTGCTAAACAAATTTATAAGGGGGATAAATAATGGCTAGTGATGATAACAGGGATTCATTTTTAGAACAAAGATTTGAAGATTATCTTGAAGAAGGTTTCAGCGAAAAGAGAGCTAGTGAATTGGCTTGGGATGATTATTGGAATGAAAATTGGCAAATGCCTAATTTAGAGGGAGATTTAGATAATGAGTAAAACAAAAAGTTTATTAGAAAAAATATGGGCTCACAATATTGCTAAAAAATTAATTGGTAGAAGTATTGTTAGTGTTGAATATATAAGTAATGATGAAAGTAAACAGAACATGTGGAGTAAAAGACCTATTGCCATTGAATTAGATGATGGTAACTGGCTAGTACCTGTGATGGATGATGAATGTAATGATGGAGGATCTATGACTACAACTTATAAAGATTTAGATGTTATACCAGTTCTAAGGAGGGGATTTGATGAGTAAAGATTTATGTATAGATTGCAACAAAGAAACTTTTATAAACAGAATACCAACAGAACTATTTAATGAAAATGGTGATGTTGTAGATGACAATGTTTATAGATGTCAAGATTGTGAAAACAAATTAATGGAGGAAAATAATGAAAAATCAAAGTGAAAAACTTGCTGAGATATTAAAAATATCAGACAATACAGATTTTGAAATTTATCATCACAAGGAAATGAATCAAGCTAGTTTTAAATCTGGTGATATAAATGTTGTTATCGAATCAATCAGCTTACCACAAACTAGAGATTTAGCTCTTCTTTTTGGTGCTAAAACGATTTGTTCTGTTAGAACACTTAAAACTTTTTTTAATGTAGATGGAACAAAAAGAGGATACAAGGGAAAAAATAAAAGGGGGTTTAATGAATGAAAACTGTAAGTATTAGATGTATTGGAGAAAATATTCATAACTATGATTTTGAGTTTGAGGTTTATGTAGATGATGATGTCGAGCTTGATGATCTTGCTTTAGAACAAATAGCAGAAGATTATTTTTATGATGAATTTCCAAATGAAGTAGACACTATGGGCTTTGATATAAATAGTGTAAAAATTACAGATGTAACAGTAGAAGAAGAAGATACTGAGGAAGAGGTGTAGCAATGAATAAAAAAAGACTTAATCAAGCAAAAAAGTTATTAGAAGATATAAACAAATATAAGCCAGAAGTTGAGAAGGTTTTATTTGATGGTGAAAAAGAATCTTCAATGGATGTACCTATGTATTGGTATTGTTGCTTATTGTTGGTTATGAAAAGAATGCGACCTAATTTAGATGAGGAAACTTTTTGGGAATGTATAGAAACAGTTGGTAATGAGATCAACAACGATTACAATGTTTTAGTAGGTGAGCATAGTGAAAAACACTAAATACAAAATTACATTCACAATTCCAAAACAAGATGTTACATATATTGTCGATTCTCATATCTTAGATATTGCTTTTATAGAGGCAAAAAATCGATTTAAAGATGAAACAACTATTGATGATATATTGTCAGATACAACATTCGAATATGAAGAAATAGAACACGAGCCAGAAGACAATCCACCTTTTTAGGCATATTGTCCTTTTATGCAAATTCGTTATCGTGTTCTTTCTTTATAGCTTTAAGTTTGTTTTGCACTATTGTATTAAAATCATCTTCTGATTTAAATCTTCCAGCGACTTCTATATTGTGTTTTTTACCAGATATATCTTCAAATATTGTCGAAGTGCTATAAGCATGACCTAAATTCAACATTGACATTGCCTCTGAATAGAATTGTATTGCCTCATCTTGATACATATTATTGTCGTTTAAGAATGTTTTCTCAAATGCTTTTATTGCATTTTGTGCATACTCTATTGTCTTATTGTTCATTTGCTTATTGTTCTCTTCCCAAGAATATCTTGCCATGTGTACCCAATCTCTTAGCATTAAGAATTTGCCGAGAAGTCGGTCAGGATATTTTTCTCTGTCTTTAAACATTAAAGGTATATTTCTTTTAAACCTATCTCTTCTTATTGTTTCAGTAAGATATCCTGTATGAGATATGAGAACATCAGAGCAGATCATTGAAGCTCCAACACCTCTGCCCATTGCTATTTCTGGATGTTCGTGAACAAATCCAAAGAATCTAATTCCTTTATTGTTCCTAAAAAGTCTTATTGGCATATCTACTTTTGGCTCACCAATTGGATCAACTGTATGATGTACTTGCTTTAAGCTATATCCGTTAAAAGGATTATTTCTTAAATATTTTATTAACTTGTGATTGTCCATCAATCTCTCATCAGCATCAATCCAAAGTATTAATGAGCCGTTTGCTTTTTCTATTGTATCGTTTCTAGCTTCATCAAATCCATGTTCTTTTGGATTTCTAGCTTTTATTATTGTTGCACCATGCTTTTCAGCAATGGTATTTGTATTGTCGGTATTGCCAGTATCACCAACAATTATTTCATTAGATATTCTTTTTACAGATTCTAAGCAACCACCAATCTCATTTTCTTCATTTTTAGTTATTATGCAAGTTGTTATTGTTTCTCTTGGTGCTTGTATTGCTAACTTCCTGTCGAGATTAACATTGCCGAATGGCTTATTGCTTTTTGTAAATGAGACAACAAACCATCCTAATCTGTCTTGTAGATTATTATTATAAGGTCCTGACATAAGCTGAATATTTAAATTGTCTTGTTCTCCAAATATCTCTTGCAAATCTCTTCTTTCAAAGTTCCAAAGGTGAGCTTGTCTTTCATCTTCCCAAAGTCCTATCGGTACACTTATAACTACTGGTGAATCCTTTTTAACAAACTTTACTAGCTTTGACATGAATTGACTTGGGTAAGGTTGATGTTCTAAGATTTCTCCAAGATGTAATCCATCATACTTTTCATCTACTTGTAATGTATCTTCATCTGCTGTTATAAATTTAATCTTAGATAATAGCTCTGGTTTAGTTTGATCTACAAGTTTAAATGATCCTTCGTTTTCCTCTGGTGATATATTTACACAATCTACTTTACATCCTATCTCTTCAGCAAAGAAAAATGCTTCGTTGCCTAATCCACCACCAAAATCTAACATGTTGTTTATTGGTCTTTCTTTGTGATATTGCTTAAATTGATTTAACATCACATCAGTTCTAGGATATTTTCTTGGCTCGAAAACAGTTTCTTTTGCAATGTATTCTGCACCAAGTTTAAGATATTTCTTTCTGTAAAAGTTTCTGTCATCAATGTAAGAGTATTGACATCCAATTAAGTTTCTGTACTTCATTGTGTAATCAACGACACTATCGTGTTTGGTCATAGCATGTCTTAAAGTCATGATATCTTCTCTTTGGAGCAAGTGTTCGTATAAAGAATATTTATGTTCTGTTTTCTTTTTAAATTGCTCTAAGAAGTTCTTTTCCCATTTCTCAGCTATTCTATCCCAATTATAGTCGAGGATCTTTTTCTGCATGTTTTGCTTTCTGTATTCTTGTTTACCAGTACCATGCTCTTCAATGATTTGAAAAACTGCATCAACAAATTCGTTAGTATACTTTTCTGTGTTGGTTGGTCCTTCGATAAGTATATTAGAATTATCACAAAGAGTTTCTGTCAATGCACCCCTAGCAGTTGTAACCATTGGTAATCCACATGCTTGTGATTCCATTGCAGTTATACAAGAGGTCTCATAAAACATTGTCGGGTAAACAAATACTGTTGATTCTTGATAAAGTTTATAAAGTTGTTCTTTTGTTAAATGTCCTGCATGTTTTATTTTAAATCCTTGTCTAGCATAATTGGCTATTGTCATTGCCATCTTTTCATAATATTGAACCATTTGAGGAGCTGTATTGTCATAACCAGATATTACAAGTTCTACATCTTTATCTTGTTCCCATATTTTAGGCATGATTTGAAGAAGTAATGTGTCCATTCCTCTTTCTGGTCTGTTGGTAAAAACAAGCTGTTTTTTCTTTCGTTGTATTTTATAGTCAGGTATTTCTGATATTCCATTAGAAGTCTTAAAGAACATATCGTAGTTATAATCAATGTCTTTGTTTTCTAAATTATAAATTTCTTTGTATTGATTAATCTGCCAATCACTTAAACAAAATACTTGATCTACATTCCAAAGGCATGAATTAAACTCTTGTCTTTGTTTAACTGTTGCAAAATCATGTTGCCAAAGAACATTGTGTTTAGCTTTAGATTGTAAACTAAATGCTTGAGGTATTCTTTGATTAATAACAACATCAACTGGAGCTGAAGTTACATAATTTAAAAAGTTGTCTAATCCTTGTCCGTTCTGACTTAAAGGATGGTAAGAAACATCTTCATGCTTTTTTGTTTCTTTAGTATTGCAGAATAGCTTTACATTGTGTCCTCTTCTAGCCATAGCATGAGCCATTTCAATCCCTGCTGTTTCTGAGCCACCTAAAGATTTCTCTTTCATTATGTCTGGATATAGTTCCATACCTGCTACTAAAAATGCCATGTCTAACTTATGTTTTGCCATGATTTACCTACCTTTATATCTGATATTGTTTTTGGAGCTACATTGTATTCTCTCGCTAAACGAGATTGTACTCCATATGATTTGTCTTCTTTTAATATTCTCTTTATTCTTTTAACTGATTGCAGTTTGAGTTTTCTGGCAACATTCTTTTCAGAAGTCCACCAATTTTTAGCATTGCCATGAAGGTGCATATCCCTAGTATTATCACTAGGAGAGCCCCAGTATAGATTACTAGCCCTATTGTTTTGATTGTTTCCATCTTTATGTAATGCCCACCTTTTCTCTTTTGATTTACCTTTGCAAAATGCTTCGGCAACTAAGTGATGTACTTTTGCTTTAACATATTTACCAGGATATAAAGTTACTTGCAAATAACCATCATTATCGGGATGTTGTGATAACATACGAAAATGTGTGCCTCTATGATATTTAAGAGATTTAACACGACCTAAATTAGATACCAAGTAATCTGGATATTGTGTAGGTTGCCATCTTTCTTTTCTCAATTATTTGCTCCAAAAATAACAATTGCACTTGGAAATGGAGCAGCATGTCTCTTACCTTCCATGACAAACTTTAATCTACCTCTTAAAAATTCTATCTCAGCATATTTGAAAACATAATCATGCCAATAAGATGTATCTGTTCTAGCTGGTAATATACAAACTATTTTGTTACCCTTACAAGATTCTTCATATGCCTTTTTTATCCATAATCTTATATTTTTGCCATAAGGTGGATTCATAAAGCAAGTTCCTTTCCATTCTTGCAAAAAAGCATTATCTTCTACTGTGTAATAGTTTTTACATTTTGCATTATGATCTGAAGCACAAACATCTAAATCAAAATGGTGGATTTCATTTAGTTTGTCAAATAAATCTTGTGGTGTACCCCAGTCATCTTTTTTGCTTTGAAATGCTAAGTCTGTGTAAAAATCTTTGTTACTCATGGTAATCAAGTGGTAAAGGGTAGTGCTAATCTCTTAGCTTTCTTCGTTTAACAATCAATATTGTTATCCCTTTACATTACATATTGTATATTACTTTTGTAAAGATTGAAAGTTTTTTCTTAGCTCGTTGTTGTTTTTGATAAACTCTTAAAGCTGATGAACTTACATTTGTCATAAAACACCTCTTATTGTTGTTGTGTCTTTTATCGCATGACCTATGCGAGACTTGTAGCCCATGTCTTATGGAGTGCTTTTGACCCATGCACTATGGGTAGTAAAAGAGGGAGCGAAAGCTCCCCCTAGTTTAGTGTTTAACTAACACAGTCTTCCCATAAATATCCTAGTTCAGGAGCAACGATTTTCTCATCTTGATAATACTGAACTCTCATATTCATGTAGTTTCCATGATCTGGATCTTCCCATGATTCAACTGCCATAGGTGTTCCAAATAATGGATTTGTCCATCTGAAAGAATATCCTAATGAAGGGTTTCTTCCATCGGCATCTGGTCCATTAGTGAAGTGTCCAATGATAGTATCTTTACCCCATACTGAGCTAAAGCTATCTGCTTGTCCTTCTTCTGCTGTGTTTTTAATAGCTGAACCTATTAACACTTTGTCGACATCAAATAATGCAGCTAAAAGGTCTTTTGTTACAACACCTCTTTGAACATATTTGATTCTTTCAAGAATGTCTGCATGTCTTAAAAGAGCATTGTAGACTTCTCTACCAAAGATAATTGTGTTAGCTTCTAAGCCTGTTGTGCTTCTGATAGAATCTTTAGCTGTTTGAATATCAGCAAAAGGATCAGAAGTTCCAGATGCAGTAGAATCCCATTTTGAGGAAACTGTTGCATTAGAACCTAAGTTTGAACCAGTTCTTAACTGATCTGCAACTCTGTTCTCATAGTCTAACATTAATAAGTTTTGTAGGTTTCTTGCTGCTTTCTCTCTGATTTGTAGAGGTGCATCAGCATTAACCATTGTTTCGTAGTCTATTTCATCTACTAAGGCATAGTTATGTGCATAGAATGTATCTGATGATACATTGTAGTTAACTGTTCTACCTTTTGTTCTTGGTGCTCTGATAGTAGTTTCAGGAAGTCTAAAGAAGTCTCCTTTAGTCCACTTGTAGAACACATCTGATTGTTTTTGAACATTCACAATTGGATATATGTCTTGAACAATTGTATTTTGTGGCTCAAAGCC